ATCTTATGCTATGACTGATTATAACATGCGCTGTCTTCGGCGTCAAGCAGCTGAAAGTAGGATTCTACATGCCAATTCATCCCCCGCTTTAGAAGCGGGAGTCTTCTTGGCTATTATGATAAATTTAACTAACCCCAATTTTAGGCATGGTGTGATTCCCTTGACATCCCCCCCCTTCCCGTGCTATAATGCATCTAGCCATTTACATTAGCCGCTTTTGGCGCTTCGGTCGTTGCAGCGATCGGAGCGCTTTTCTGCGTACTCGTTTAAGTAGCTCAGCTGCACATCTTCGGTGCCGGTGGCAATGAGTCTACCCGCGCTAAAAATAGCGATCTGCCCCTCCCGGGTGTAGTTATGGTAGGCTTGCTCCAGGGTTAGGGTGTTGGTGTTCATGGTTTTACCTCCTTGTTTTAGTCTTTTTCCAGGCTGGCTGTTAGCATGTAACGCTTAAATAGCCGCTGGATAACTTCTTCGGCGCGATCTGCGATGCAATCTTCGCAGATTTGCTGGAATCCGGCTTCCAAGTACCTCATCCCTGCGGTAATAGCTTCGCCGCAGTTGGCGCATAGGTAAACGGTTGCTAATCTCTCTGGCATCGCCGCTATCCTCCTTTCTTGAAATCAACCTCTAGTAGTTCCGATAACTTTACCTTCAACTTTAAAATCTCATCAACAGACTGCAACTGCTTCTTTAAAGCCGCGGTTAACTCAAGAGTTACAAGTCCTCCAACTTCCTGCCAAAGCTCTTCTAACTTGTTAGCTTCACGCAGTGCTTCTTCAAGGGTTGTTTTTATGATGGTGACATCATCAACCACGCATTGCAGCTTTGCCAACAGCTCGCGCTCCTCCTCTTTGGTCATTTCAATACTCCCCAGGTAGCAGGATAACGTTGTTGATGCAGTATAGCTTTAGCCCTTCTGGGCATGGGAAATCGGAATAGCCAATTACTTGCTTTACAACTGGAGCCGCATCTCTATCCTCCCTACAAATAACAGTCCAAATCTCATTACCATTATGCTTCACTTCCTTTTCCAGCTTCCAAATCTGGAATGGCAACCCTGCCACGCGTCTGTGAATCTGGTAGCTTCCTATAATATCAAGGAACCAAAACGCTTCTGCTGCTTCGGCAACTGCCTTTACCCCATCGGTTACTACAGGGTAGCCAGGGATAAAACTGATCCTATGATACGCACTTGTGCCATTATTATGCTGGGCAATAACCTCCCTGACCGCCGCTGCTTGTTCCAAACTGTTAAGTTCGCCGCCGCATTTCGGGCAGGTAGCCTTTACGCTTTCCCCTTCGCTGTGGAGTTCGCCCTTAAACTCATAGCCGCAAACATCGCATTTAACCTCCATCGTTATTCCCCTTTCTTCTGCTGCTCTTCTTCGCGGTTTAAGCTGTCGGTATTCTGCTGGGCAATCTTTTCGTTAAAGTGGTATTCCCCGAAGTATTCTACATTCCCGCCGTGGAGCGGCTGCCCCGTGTCAAGCTGCCGCCCCGATATGAACATCCTTTCGCCGTTTATAATCTGGCTAAAAACCTGCCATCTGCCCTTGCTCATGCCCCTGCTCCTTTCCTGTAAACCGCGAATATCAAGCCCTTGCTGTTAAGCGGAACCGCCTTGCTCTCAAACTCCTGCTCAGTCATTCGGGCTGCTGCCCCCGCTGTCGTCAAACTCCTTCTGAGTTCCAACGTAGCATACCTCATGCCTGTTGCCCTCCTTCTCTTTATTGACTTTTATTCGTTATAGTTACCGACACTGCCCCTGTCACCAGGTCATACAGCAGCGCCTTTAGCTCGATAATCTCCTGCGCTTGCTGATACTGTAATAGGGCTGCTTGCTCCTTTACTTCCACTAATTGCTGCTTTACTTCCTCTAATTCCCTCTGGAACTTCTTCAATTCATTTTGCGCTTCGTGGCGCTGATCCAGAACGCGATTTATTGATACATCTGTGCTTTTCAGCTTTTCCTTCAACTGCTGCACATGCTCCTTCGTGCTCTGTAGCTCACTGCCCTTGCGCAATGCTTCATCCACCCAATACTGACAAGTGTAGGCTGCGTCATCATGGATGTTTGCCTCGGCTATTCTCCATGCACCCTCGAATGCTGTCCGAACGTAAGTCGAATTCTCCAACATCTTCTGCAGTTTTGCCAGCAGTTTGCGCTCCTCATCTTTGGTCATATAATCGGTCATCTGTAAACCCTCCTTTGTTTTTGTCCCTTTCAGTCTTTGTCGGCATCGCCGCCGCTGCCCTTCGGCTTGGGTGTGTTATCCCCTGTATCCGTGCACCATAGCCCAGATATTCATCCTTGCGTTTTTTATGGCTTCCTGGTGATCTTCTATGTATTTTTTCGCGCTCCTGTTTTCCGGTAGGTCATAGCAAAGTATTTCGATGTAATTCGCTCCATGCTCCGGGTGGAACTGTATGAATCCTAAGTAGCCCTCATATCTAATCTGTTCTGCCCAAGCAATTTGCTTTTCGCTACCTTGCAGTTCTGGCAGGTTATTTTCCCTTGCCCAAGCAATCGCCTTTTCCAGTTTAAGCGCTCTTTTTGTTTTTGCCATTTTATCCGCTCCTTTCGTTAGTGTGGCTTGCTCATAGCGTAACCGCTGTAGAAGTTATCCTTCTGTTCCAGTTTCTTCAGGAAGGCTTGCAGTTGCTTTTCCGTTTTAAACAACCGCTCTTTCGTAACCAGCCGCTCCTGCTTGTCAAACTCTTGCCAGCGCAATCCGTATTCCATGTTCAATCGCTCCTTTTTGTTTGCTCCCGTCTGCTGCCTTTCGGCACCTGTCCGGTGTGTTCCCGCCGTTTTTTGGTTTACAAAGGGCTTGCTCGCCTCTTTGCTAAGGCAATATTAACATACCCTAAAAGGTATGTCAACCCCTTTTAAAAAATATTTTTAACTTTATTTTTCGCACGTCAAACGCAATAGTTCCACGTTAATAACTGACCATACCGCGTTTTTCTCTCAACACTCAAACGTATTAGCTTCTCGTATACCTTTATCGTATGCTCTTCAAAATTCATACCCATAAGGGTATTGTACGCTCCTGGTCGCACGTTATTTATCAACCCCCCTGGCTAAAGCCATGGGGAGCTGATACAACTTCAAAAGCCTCCCCTCGTGGGAAGGCTTTCTTTGCGTGCTGCCGTTCTTCTTCTAAGCTAAAGTGGGGTTCGTCTTACCTACTGCCTCTTCTGAAAACGTCGGGCTCGCTCTTGCGCATCATAGATAATCCGCATATCTCTGACCAGGGTCTTTATTGCTTCGCCATGTTTGGCAATGTCGGTGTGGTCAACTCCAGGTAATCCGACAAATATAGCGGGTGGTCTTGGAATAACCTCGCCGTTGATCGGCTTCCACAAGTGAAGGCAATACTTGTGGTTGTTAACCCAATCGGCTTTCGGTGGGTGCAGCTGCATCACACATTCGTCATCGCCAAAGAATATTTCTTTGATTCGGCACATAACTTCCCAACTTGGGCATTTTGCCTGATGGCTAATACTAGCTTTTACTCTGGCAAGCAAGTCAAACAAAAGCGTGCTGTCTACAAGAAGAATCGCACCAATCTGCAAAAGCGTGGTACAGCAAGCTCAAGGCGTCGTTTGAAGAAAATCGGTCAAAGAGAAAACCGTTGGATGTCTGATGTCAATCATCAGCTGTCGAAGGCACTCTTAGACTCGCAACCCGTAAACTCGCTCTTTGTGCTTGAAGACCTAACAGGAATCCGCGCCGCGACCGAAAAGGTTAGACTCAGAAACCGCTATCTCGCCGTCTCTTGGGCATTCTTTGACTTGAGGACCAAAATCGAGTACAAGGCCCGCATGCGACGATGCCTGACTGTCGCCCTAGACCCCAAACACACCAGCCAGACTTGCCCTAAGTGCGGCCATACGGAGCGTGGCAACCGTCAGCGCAAACTGCATACCTTTTGCTGTAAGAACTGTGGCTATTCCAGCAATGATGACCGTGTAGCCGCTATGAACCAGCATCGCAAGGGAATCGAGTACCTTGTAAACTCTAATAATGGAGTTACGGCTTAATATATTTAGGTCGTAAGGGGTGATGTCAACCACCCCGCGATGCGACACCATTGGCGAAGCTCCCTTTGCCAGCTAAGCTCTTTTGAGCCAAAGGAAGGAGTCGTAAGACGCTTATACTTCCGGGTAGTCGCAAGCTCCCACCTCTTTAGGTGGTGAGTAGTTGACTGTCAGCTAATTATCAAATGCATCTTAAAACCCCTGGCTTATGCCATGGGGAGCTGTCACTTGCTTGATTTGCTTGGTTTGCTTGGTTTTGCTTTGTCAAATCTGAATATCTCCTTTTACTCCACGCTTAGGACTTGCTCGATCAAGATTTGAGCTCCGACACTTGGCGCAACATTGAATGTGATAAAAGATGGCGCACCGATGAAGTTTGTGATGCGAATGCCATCCAGATACACAGCAATAGGTTTCGTGCCGTTCATAGATTCGTTTAGTGTTATTATTGCTGATCCGTCGCTGGTAAGCATCTGCTGCAGTACTTCCACCCCTTCGCTTGCCACAGATACAACGACATTCTTAGCATTACCTATAATGGCTATAATATTGAAGATGTGCTCTACCGAATACGGTCCCCCGGTAATGGGTATAAAATCTGGCTCTGTAGCGTAGGCGTAGCTATAGAGTATGTTGCCATCATCTGGGTCTTCGGCAAATACGCCGAACTCATTCAGGGTAAGCGGTACAGTAAGCATTCCTTGGGATAAGCGAACTTTAAGTTTCGTTACCCCGGGAGCGTCAGTTGTGTGCGATAGAATAGGCAGGTTCATCTGAAGGCTTACCAGATCGGTTAACTCTTCCCAGTTTCCTGCAGGTAATCCATCACCAACAGCGCAATGAGTAATCTTGAGCGGTATGGTGCCGTTTGTGGCGATTTTGCTCAGTAGTTTTCTGCCCGTTAAGGTTAATCCATTTGCTAGAAATGTAGCCGTTATACTCGCCTCCTTATCAAATGCGACGCAAAACCATTAGCTTTAACCATGGGGTGCTGTCACACGATATTAGTTACCTCGAAGCGATTTGCAAAAGGAGGCATGTATATGTTTGCTGTTGGGGTAGGATAGCCGTTGGTAAACTGTCCAGCTCCAAGACTTACCATGTTGTTGCTGAAAGAGCACCCCGTAATATTCCACTTAGTAGCATTCAATGCCGATGAAGTTATGATATTGGCAGTATCGGTATGGGTAGTTTTTATTCGCGTTCCTGATAGAACAAACGATGCGGTTGAGTTTGCCGTATAGACACGGAGACCGACCCCTGAAGGATACCCTCCTGAAGATCCAGTTCCACTTGCTATAATCGTACTAGCACCAATATAGAAGAGACCCGTATAATCGGTTTGGACTGATATGGCATGGGAGTAAGAGCCAACTATTCTATTACCATCACCTATAATAATATTGCTGTTACCGTAAACATATAAAGCCGGGTTACTACCGCCGGGGCATGATAAACGATTTCCACTTGATACAATCAGCTCGCAATTGTCCTGCGCAACAACCGTTCCAAAATGAATATAACAATTAATAAGAGTAACCCTAGTATACCCGAGTGTTCCTCCAAGCTGAGTTCCACCATACACCATAATAGCTACAGAGGACTCTTTGGAATTCATTGCTCCTACGATCGCATAAAATTCTCCTGACAAATTATGAATATTTACAATAGAATCTCCACTAATCAATAAAAAGCCAAATATTCTATTACCTGTAGCCACAGGCATTTGCGGTATAGAAAAATCAACAAAGTATAAATTCACCACCGCGTTGCGCGTGTTGCTTGTTGGGCTTATTAGTATACACGAATAAGAGCCACTGTTAGTGTCTGTAGCTGCCCTAAGACCCATCGTTCCAGTTATCGTTAGATTTAGCGACATTGCAGTACCGTTATTGAAGAAGTTTGTTATAATAGTTTGTATCGCTTGGTCATCATTCACTCCGATGCAGCGATAGACTATGCCGATACCAGAAAGTGTCTCCTCCACGCTGAAGCCGTCAGGTCGAAATACGATGTCAGATGAAGAGTGAAAGTGGTGGGTAATGCCTAAGTGATCTTCGTATCGGGTTTTTACTATCGGCATATTCATTCCTCCATTTCAGTCGTCTGCCGCAGAAAAACACCTACCGGTGTTCCATTAGCGTATGTGCCCGTACCCTTACGGGTTATATAATTTCTCATCTTCGCCATACCTCCGACCACGGTATCGGTAGCAGTCAAAGCTACAGGCGTTGCTACGGCTGCCAGTCCTGTCAGCGTGATGTCGGCGGCTACAGCCTCCATGAAATCTTGGATTATCCATAACGACTGTGCATTGTCATACTGCAGCAGGTATGGTCTACCTGAGGTAAGCGTATTTGTAGCAGGCAACGCAACTCCAGTGCTGCTGTTGGATCGCCTGCGCCTGATACCTCGTGCTGTGGTGGCGTTAAGTGCCAGCGTCGGTGTCGCGGAGGTAGATACCACGTGCGGGATGATGACTAGCAACTGACCGTTGGTAGGCGCACCCGCAGGCGAAGTGATCGTAGCTGTATATGACGCGCCTGTGCCTGCTGTTGTAACTACGGGACAGACTCCCGCAGGTCCGGTAGCTCCTGTTGCTCCGTTTTGTCCTGTCGTTCCCTGCGCTCCCTGTTGCCCCTGCGGAATGTTGAACGCAAAAACCGCCGCACTCGTGGATCCCATATTCTGAACTGTAGCCAGAGACCCCGGAGCGCCTGTTATTACTGTGCCTACAGAGATTGTAGCTGCCGCACCTGCTTCGCCCGTTGAACCACGAATATTTCCTGCGGACATTCCTGTTGAAGCAGTGGTAGACTTTACTACACCGCCTATTGTAACAGACATTCCCAATATGTTTCTGGTAGCAGTGCCTGTATTGACGAAATAGTCACCAATCTTAGCTCCCAGCACCTGAGATATATCTGCCAAGTCCCCGGCTGTATTCCATCCCCAAAATGCAACGCCATCAACACCAGAGTTACCCTGAATACCTGGTATGCCTTGTATTCCCTGATCTCCTGGAGGACCCTGTAATCCTTGTGTTCCGTTAGTTCCGGCTGTTCCTTGCAAACCCTGTTCGCCGCGAGGAATAACTATATCGAACTCAGCGTCCTGAGCAGTTCCCACATTCGTAACCGATGCCTGAGTTCCCGCTGAACCAGTAGTAACCATACCAACTTTGATCGTTGCCGCTTGTCCTGGTATGCCCTGAGAGCCATCTACTCCGTTCTTGCCTGGTAATCCATCGTTACCAGGTGTCCCCTGCATTCCTTGTATCCCTTGCGGTATTGTAAAATTAAATATCGCGTCGTATTCGTCTCCGACATTAATCACCTGAGCCTGTGTGCCAGCATCTCCCGTAGAAACCGTGCCTACTACCACCGTCGCGGAATAGCCGGGATCTCCCTTCGCTCCAGGTGCGCCATGCATAACCAGCAACACCCAGTCTTCTGCGTCTGCACTAGGCATCTCCAACGTTGATGCCTCGATGCATACATAACTATGCCAGTCTACCGGAGAAATCGTGGCATCGTTTCGATAATACGTTTCTGCTGAATTCCAATCGCCTCGATAGTTTATCTGAGCTATAGCATTCTCACCAGGAGGTCCTTCTGGTCCTGGAGGTCCTGGGATAAATTCCAGTGTGTCTAAATAGCTTTGTAGGGTGACGATCTGCCCATCTTTGACTACCAATATAGCGCCTCCTGCGCTCAACGGGTCTACATCGCTGTATAGGCTGCCGTCAGAGTTGCGCAGTTCTATCCTGATTATAGGCAGGGCAGACATATTATCCCTCCTCTATAGGCACTATTAGCCGTCCTGTTAGGTTAGAATTGATAAAATAAACATCCGGTCTTGTATCGGTCACAAACAGGTATCCCCAATTTTCGCGACGTTGAACCACAGGAAAATCCTGTCCTATTGGAATAACCTTAATGCCGCCGCCAGCCTCTCCACCGATGACGGCAACGACGTTTTCGGCATTGTCGATACGATTAAACAAGGACAGTGGAAGTTGGAACGCCACACCTATACTGGGTACCCATACATCTGCTACTTTAGCGAAGCTGTAAGCGTAGGCTATTTCGCCTACATCGGGGTCAAGCGCGTATGACCAGACTTCACGAAGCCAAAAACCTTCGACGGTATCCGCGATAATGTTAACATCTATTCTCGCGAATCCAGCGTCTAGTACCGGGTTACTCCCGATTACGATCTCGCTCTGTAGGCTAACAATATCTGTCGGTGTTCCTACTGGAGCTAGCCCCTCGCCTAGCTTTATGCGAGTGAATCCTAGCTGTTCACCAGTCTGCACCTTTGCCATCAGTAGTTGTCCAGCGGTAGTTAACTTCATTGCCGGAAAATCAGCCATGTCCTACTCTCCCTTTATCGTAATTCGCGGTAGATGGAAAAACAGTATCCCGGAATAGAACCAAGTTGTTTTATCCGCTGCCGTGGAGCCATAATAAGGCTGTATGGTAGTTCTTACCTGCTGAAAAATGCCACTGCCGTAATAGATATTCTGCTGCAGTTGACGTAAAACCTCAATCAGTTCCAGCCATGAGCGGGTGTTTTTCATCGTGTTTATTGCAGCTACCAGATATTGAATCGCCAATTCATCAACCACCGGATCGGTGGTGGTTACTTTGAAGTAATATGGACGTCCGCCATAGTCGAACCATTCGGTTGTCCAGGCTTCGCTGAATGCTGCCGTTACCAGTTCCTGCACTGCGTAAGGAGTCCCTTTGCGCAAGTGCATCTCGGGGGCTTGTCGCACCAAGGCTATTTTCTTTGTTAGCTCCATGGTTAGAGGCTCGTAGAAATCACAATGTAAAGTCCACGCAAGGAGATCAACTACTTGTTCGGGTTGATTATCTATGTCTGTCCAGGCATGTATACGTGGTATCATGTTCTCATACTTTGCCATTTCCTGGTCTACTGCTTTGGCAGCCGCCGCTACGTTAGGATCGGACTTCAGTGGTTCTTGCAGTAAATCGTATAGCGAAATCCGGTCTGGCACATTGCTCACCGCCCTATAAATCGTCGATCCCTGCCAGTAACACTGACACCCTTATAGGCATTGCTATCCTTCCTAAACTCATTTTCTGATATACCGGCAGATCCACCTCGCACCGACCTGCACCTGCGTTACGCATTCTCTTGGTAAGCTCTGAAGGGTTTATGATTCGGCTGCGACGCTGCCAGATGATGTAATCCTGCACGGATCTTTTCACTGCCGCTTCTATCGTGTTTGCCATTGCCAATTCAGAACGGTTAAGCCACCATCTGGCTTCTATGTCGTAATATTCTTCGGTTGGTTTAAGTACATGAACATAGTCAGATAAAGGGCGCACATTTACCGGACTTAGTGCCTCCTCTATATCTTCGATAAGTTCGTCTGAAACAATCCCGTTGCTGGTAAATGGAACTACGTTCACGTTGCCAGGACCCGTGCCCGATTCCCTAAACAGGTGTGCTAACGTGTCCCACCACTGCTCAGCCATTTTCTCATCAACGGTTACTGTAGCACCCACGGCTGCAAACAGTTGTGTCAAAAACTTCACCATAAATACTGCGTCGAATTCAGGTGACCAAACATCGACATCCACAATGTCAGGAGATACACGAAGTGTATGCGCTACATATGATAGCACCGGACCGGTAACCGCCAGTGCTTCCCAAGATACATATAACCGCTCTCGATAAGGATCATCTTCTTCCTTACCAGCACCACCTGCAGAGGGTGTTATGTTCTCAGCGGTGGATGCAAACGGAAGATTCCAGTCATTGATAATGCTTATCTGCCCGGGCAGGAAACCGTTGCCTTGCGCTCCTGGCTGCGTACAAAAAGAAACTACTTCTGCAGTCATATCGCCGGGGTATATAATCACATCATCTTCGGTACGGAAAAATATGTTGTTGCCTGGCGAGGTGGTCATTCCTGCAGGAATAACCACCGTTGAAGTCTGCGCTATAGACATTGTGAACCTCATGGTAGTTTTGGCAGGAGTTGCTTCCAGACGCCTACCCATCGGTCCCCATAGTGCGCCAAGTGCGTCAAGAAATGCTCCAGTGGCATTCGGAAGGAATTCCATAAGGAACGCTTTATTGGTGCGCTGCTGCTGCAAAAACGTATAATACCCCCAAGATTCCAGAGCCTTGCGTCTGAAGTCAGAAGGCTGCAATCTCCAGTCCTCTACACCGTCAGCCCTAGCTGCAGTTTCAAAAAACTTGACTAGAGAATTTATAATATCGTCAGCGGTTTCGGTGAATATCGCTATTGAAGGAATATTGTAGATTTCAGACAATGATATTCCCCCTCACCATGGTAATCATTGTTCCTTGCTCATCATACTCGAAATCAATGCTCTGTGTCTCAAACCTCGGCTCCCATCTTTCTATAGCGTCCCATGCCCAAGAACGGACCATAGCCTGTGCAACAGGTGGTGGCAGGTCGATAATTGCACTATCAAACCCAAATATGCGGTGCATAGGGCAGGTTCCTTGGTAGGTTGTTATAATCATACGCACATTTTGGATGATGGATTCCTCAAATGTTGGCCTCCAGATAAACGGTGCGGGAGTACTTCGTACCTCAACCATCAATGATACTCTCCCATCGTTATTGTGGCTTCGATGCCTAAGAATTTTTCTCTACTAATATGACGTATTTCCTCTTCAATAGTTTGAATATACCATTTGGCTGCTTTGCTGCCGAAGGGATAGCCGAACCACATTAGCCTGGCTACTACGCCCTTGCTTTTCTTATCCCATAGCCGCTTCATTTCCTCCGCAGGGTCTATTCCTAGCATGGCGTAAAGCCGTAAAGCGAAACGGATCGTATCTTGCCCGTCACCAATAAACTGTGGTAGCGGCTTGCTTCCCAAAGGCTCCTGTATCGCCCACCTAGCTGAGCCAGATCGTTCAAATTCGTCTATCGTGCGGATCCGCTGCTGAGAAACCTCGAATACTATGTCACCCCAGCTTGATAACTCCATTTAATCGCCCCTATCCAGGGTAGTGTTTACCTATTGTATCGGTATGAGTACCGGTGGTGGTCATGTTTCCCTGGTGAGTTATATCGCCTACAATAATCACGTTGCCGCTTATAACAACGCTTCCTGAAAATGTTATCTGATTTGCTGTGGCATGTATTGCCTGGGCGGAGATTTCAGCTTCTGTCGTCACTGTAGCGATAAGTTCCAAGGCGGTTACGTAAGCGATGTTTCCCGCTTCAGCAACTAGATTTTTTTGAGTTTTTACCATCGCACTTTCGTCAACTTCGGCAATCAGTTCCCTAACTGATATTTCGGTTTTGCCTTCAACACGGGCTTTGAGAGCCGTTTCGCCTTCTTCCGCATCTTCGCCTCTGCCTTTGACCGTTATATCTGCATTACCGTTTACTAACGCTTTAAGTTCATGAGTTTCGCGGTTGTATTCTATGCGAGTACCGTCATCATATTCCCAAATATCTGTCATGAGTGCTGCGCCCTCAGGAGGCCATTGAGATTCCGAGGGGACGCTACCGATCACGAAGCCGAACTCTTGCCCGTTGGGGAGAAAGGCGCAGGCAACCTGCTCTTTAATGTCCGGCATCCTGGAAACTCTCATGCCAGTAATTCCACTGGTAAGAACAGGTATCCAGTCCGTTACCATATTCTGCTTGTCTGGAAACGCTACACGCACGTAGCCTGTTTCAGGATTGACGTTAGTTACTATGCCGACACGAATCACACCTAGTATCCCTCCAAAATGCCTCTACAGTGAATTGTTGTTGTATATCCGCTTGCGTTAATGGTTTGCACATCCTTGGTGATAATATACTTGCCATCATCGCGCTGCCATCCTTCCAACTCCACGGTTACTCCTGCTACAAGGTTAGGATCCCCGACGAGGACCAAAACAACGTTGCCTTCATCCTTGTTTTTTTCTCGTAGCGCGGCTTTGGCTTGATGCTGCATCGTCGATGCGGACTGAGCGTTCATAATATCGCCGAAATCGTCAGGATCGGGTGTAGTGCTGCGTGGTATTGATTGACCTATTCTTCCGGGATTACGTGGACGTGGCACCGAAGGAGGTCTTACATTGATTATCAGTTCGGGTAAGCCCTTGTTGCTGGTCTCTGGCGTAAAGGTCTGGCTTATGGTCTGTCCTGAACGCGGATCATGATAGGTTACCGTAGCACTGCCGTATTGGTCGTTTCGCTTAAAGCCTATATCATAATCCAGAATATAGCTTTCGCCGTAAACGATTTTCCTTACGGCGGGTTTTTGTTCGTACACTGCAGGGTTAAAAATAGCCACTTCGGTTCCTGTCACCGTCATTGAAAGCCCTGCTTCAGTGCATAGTTCGTATAGGAATGCGACGTCGGGTTTTTCAATCTGCTCTATACGATCATATCTAGGGTCAATATCTGCATCGTATAGTAGATTCAATCCTGCTCTTACCGTTAAAACCCCCGCAATATCAGATAGCCTTTTATCTTCCCACGCTTGCGTGTTCGCTTGGTTGCGAAGGCGGCTATTCGTAGGTACAGATATGCCCTTGATGGTGAATGTGTCAGGCGGTCCTTTACGCCTGGCATCGTCTACTTCGTATGTACCTAGAGGTAGCGTTTGAGTGCTACCGTCATCAGTCCAGTCCTGCACGATGATATTAACCACCATTCTGCTGCCAGGCGACACGTGAGTTTGCGTTACCGTTTCGGTAGTTCCTGCACCGCCGCCGGTTATGTCCTCAAATCCCGTAACCGTGCTTAAGTTTGGTGTTACTGGTTTCTGTACCTGTGTAGCTGTCTCGGTGCGCACCATCGGATACCAACTACCCGTCCAGAGCTGTTCCCTGTTGTCAAGCTGGATCTCTAGGTTATTGGCTTCGCCCTCCTCGATGTTTGACGTGGCGGTGAAACTGATTAAATCCTTGCTTATATCTTCAGAGATATTCGCGCCTTCATATAATATGGTGATAATTGCTCTTCGGCCACGCGTTTCGTCAGCCATCACCTCCCTCACTCTCTTCGTCTAACCCATGGCGGAAGAGTTAATGAAGCAGGTGAAGGAACATCCGGCAGCGCCAACTCGACACCAACAGGAAAGATGATCACATCTGCGTGCTGCATATTGGCCGCTATCAGCCTATCAACGAAAGATTCGCTGCCAAGCTGCATTAAGGATATTTTATCCCAATGATCGCCTGCAACAGTGCGATATACGCTAGATATGATATTACTAGGCATAGGATAGACGCTTCCTCTCTGCAATAATATCCCGTAACCTGCGTTCGAGGTCATCTGCATCACGGCGCTGCTGTTGAGCAACCTGCTGCTGCATTTCCTTCGATGTTCCATTGAAGTTGTTTATCGGGGAGTAGTTAATGCTTACAGATATGCCTTCTGGAGACTTTGTAATCCTCCCTAGCCCGATCTGCATAGGCGAAGGGACTGCCATTGCGCTGTCCCCATTTAGCCCAAAACCAGCCAAGGCGTTCTTAAACTGCATTCCGGCGGCTTTCCATAAACCGAAGGCGTTTTGCGATCCGTCTTGCGGAATAATCCACTCTGGCGCTTTCTCGGCTATAGTTGCGAGTTGTGAGCGCTTTACGAATCCTCCTGTAGCATAGCCAGGAACTTCATCGTTAGTAACACTACCTCCGCCAAAGAAGCCTTTTACCTTATCTACTGCACCACCGACGAACCCTTTAGCTTTATCAGCAATACCACCAAAAAAATCGGTAACAGGTTTGAGAAAACCTAGCACCCTTTCTACTGCAGCTTTTAAGCCATCAGGCAGCGCATCCCATATTTTGCCGAAGAACTCTTTAATGTTATTCCATATCTTGGTAACACTTTCGTATGCACCTTCGAAATCGCCTGAGAGCAGCTTGAAGGGAATAGATATAGCTTCGCGCACGTTATCAAAAAGCGTTCCAAAGAAGCTGGTTATTCCGTCCCAAATACCCATTACGAAGTTTTTGGCCGCCTCAAATTTCTCACCAATCCATTCCTTAACCGCTGACACTTTTTCCTTTACGAAGTCCAGCGCCTTGCCAGCGGCTTCTTTGATCTTATCCCAGTTTTTAACAACGAGAGTTATCGCTGCAACGATAGCCATTATTCCCAGTGTTGCGGGATTAAGACTAGCGATAAAGCCGCCTATAGCCATCACAGTTTGAAATGTCTTAAACACCCCTATTGCAATGCCTACAGTCTTAATTACGTTCTCCCAGCCCCCGAAGAATTCGGCTATGGCGCTAGCGCCTTCCCAGATTTTCGATATGAAAGCCCCTGCCTGATCTGCAAACTCCAACACTTTCGGTATTATTTCATCTGCCTTAGCAGCTATGCGCTCGCCCAGAGCGGCTATGTCAACGCCGCTTCCCATAATGCGCTCTGAAATCTTATCGAAGATACTGGTAATTTTAGGCAGTAGTGGTCCGAATATCTGCACTTTTATGCCTTCAACAGTTGCGCCTAGCTTGCTTTTAGCGTCTTCATAGGATTCGGCTTGCTTTGCTAATTCGCTACCTATAATGGAGCCTGTAGCACGCGCTTGGGTACGTAAGGATTGTATACCTTCGCTTCCCAACTCTGACATAACCCTAGCAAGATCCTGTCCTTCTTCTCCAAACAGTGAGATTGCCAAACGGGAACGGTCTGTATCTCCGGGTAAGCGACGCATGAAGTCGGATAGACGTTCAATCATTTTCTCCGGTGCCATCTTAGACAGTTTATCGGCGTCTAGGTTATACTCTTGTAGAACCTTTAACGCCTTGCCCTGTCCTGCTGCAGCTTGAATGAGGTTTTTCCTCATGGTTTCTAGGCTGCCAGAAAAGTTGTCGATACCCTCTTGCCCGAAAGCATAGTCAAGTTCCTGTAGTGCTTCTACTTGCATACCAAGGGTACGAGCTTGCTTAGCCGCCTTGTCGCCTCTGGATGCTAAATTATCGAAAGTAGTAGCAAGGGATTTTATACCGATTGCAGCACCAACCACACCTGCCATCTTCATCAATCCGCCGGTAAGAGAGTCGGCCTTTTTTTGGACGGAGGCGAGGCTATCTGTAGTCTGATTAATAGCAGAAGTGTAAGATGCGTCCACCTTACCTGCTATTTTCATAAGCAATTCGTAGGTTTTGCGCATGGAACCAGCCAAATTCACTCACCTACTTAGTCATTATTTGGATGTATGTGTTTAAGTCCGTGAGCCATAGCTGCAGCTTGCTCAACGGTAAAGACATCCAATATGTTATCGGAGTATGTGTCCAGTGGCTTAGGTTGATGGCATATAGACGTATGCTAGAGTTAGCCTCACATAAGCCGTTTAGGTTAAAAAATTAAGCACCATAGCCATGATAGCTGAGTAGTCCGTACCGTATAGCTGCTTGAAAAACGTTTCCGGTAAACCTGTTGCAATTTGCGCAATGAGCCTCTGATAGCGCTTGTCGAACTCAGGCACCAGGTTAGCTTTTTTGATTTCGTATATTTCTCTAAATTGCTCCTGTACGGCTTCTACTACTTCTCCGGTAATAGCGTCGAAATTTAGCTCTACTTCATAGTAGGTCTGCCCCTCAAATTCAAAGGGCTTGCTGAGCTCGTACTTTTCAATAACAATCACATCCCTATAGCTCTTAATATATCGCCCATTAAACCGGTGCCAAGACTACGGTATATGTAGTTTATCTTGTCCATAAAGAGCAGTTCTTCTCCTCCAAGCCAGATGCCAAGCACCGTGGTTTCGATGTCAATCGCTCCTGAAGATTGTTCTATAGGAGCGACGGTTCCGAAAGTTGTCTTAGCGACGGTGCCACCTATTAGTACCTTATCGGCGCGAATACTTTTAGTGTTAGTAATAGTGTTGTGTATCTGTTCTGCAATCCGTAAGTCCAGCGCGCTAACGTACTGCCCTACGCGTAACCGCTTTGCGCCTTCGAATGCCGAGAAAAAGTTTAGTGTGGTTATCATCGAACCAAAATGCCCATCTACCATCGCGTTATAGCTACCCATAATACCTGCACCCCTCATTTCTACTGCGATGGGTTCGAGGTCAGGCAAAACTACGGAAGAGACAGTGCCAATAGGCGATCCTACTGAAAATACGTTAAAGTTAACGACTACTTCGGGACGTTGTGACATCATGACTCCTCCTTTACGCTACCGCTGCTAACATCTGCATGAAGTCAACTTCTATGCCGAACAAAATTTCCTGCATCGGTGGATATGGGCACCATCTCAGGTGGAAGAAAGCCTTACCGTTTATAAGGTTTGATTTCTCAGGTACATATACCAGCGATGCGCCTGGTGCAATGTGAAACGGAGCAATTCCATTTAGCTGCATGTTTTCCGTATCAACTATGTTATCAATAATCATTGGCGATAACGGTAAATCAACTTTAGCCCAGTATGTTAGCGGCAGACTGTTGCCTTTCCAGGCATTCATACGGTGCATAACAATCCATATCTTTGCGGGGTCTGTCTCTCCCGGATAGCACGACATATGATTGCCCCAAGCAGTCCAACCTCTTGCGAAGTTAAGTGCTGTTACTATGCCATTTGCGTTTAGCATATCATTAGCCTGGTCCAACCCCAGGTTTACGGGGGTGTCGTCATCAAGGCAGGCTCCATCCATCCTTAAGTTCTGGTTAGACGGTGATTGTGAGGGAATATTGTCCCTATTGCGGTCTACTACTGCCAACAAAGCTGACAGGTGTGTAGAGAAGTAATACTTAAAGCCACCCAAGGTTAACCGTGGCCAACATGAAATTTGATGCTCTAGCACGTAATTGTTTTGGTTCTTCCATTCCGCGACCTCACTATATTTCATCGTAGCAGGAATGTCGACTATTGCAGTTGCCTGCATAAACACCCCATTGATGAGGTCGGCTTTAGCATTCATCACTGCAGCAACTGCGGGGTCTTGTGACCATCCCGGAGCGATGATAATTGCTGCTACCTTGCGGAACTTAGGAAAAAGCTGTGATATAAGCTCCATCCCGGTAGGTTCACCTGTATTAACGTCTATGCCGCCAATAACGTCTGCGCTCTCGATAACGTTAGGAAGTGCGTCCTTCCAGAGAACATTAACTGCAGTCTCGGTTGCAGCGTCGCCGATAAGAGTAATTACAAGAGATTCGCTCTTATCCCAGGATAGAACGAAATCCTTTTCAATCTCTAACGGTGTATCATCGTCTTTTGTAACCTCCACCGTCAACGGCAATGCATTAGCCGTTAATATCACCCTATTGGCAATGACAGGAGCGTCTTCGAGGGATTTTTCTTCCACCATTTCTGGATCATCCATGTTAAATACGTTAACGAATGCTATGCCGCCAACTCCGTAATTGGAAAAATGATTGTACATAATCTCGCATAGCGTCCAGGATTCCCAGTCGTTGGAATAACCTAGCTGCGCTACTGCCTCAGCGTAAGTTGCAGCGTAAACAATCTTGTTTGCTTTTCCTGCGCCTTCAATACCCTTGAAGTTTGGAGCTGTGCCAAAGGCTATAGTGAATGCAGAATCAGCCGTTACTGTTGCCGATATAGCTGTCGGTAATACATCCCAGTATACACCATGTCGGAAAGCCATTTTACTGTGTTACCCCCTTCAAAGCAGCGTATATGGCGGCTTCTGCACTGGTGCCATCCCTGAGTGCCGCTAAAGTTTTACCTAGTTGCCGCAAGGGGATGATAGCTTCCTTAATCAGCGGGTTTTCCTTAATTTTATCCTGAACTGTCGGAGGAATACCACCTTTGAAAACTGTTCCATGTGCCAAGCCTGGTAGGTTAGGTCCGTAGTAAGCGAACCTCTCAACGTATTTTCTCATAATCATCCCCTCATCTTCGTGGAGGTAGAGTAACAATATCCGTTTCTAGGCAGCTCTTTTCAGTTTCGTATTTGCCGCCATAAATAGCATTCATTCCCCATTCATCTTGGGGTAAGGCAATACGCCATGTAGTTATTAGCCATCCAAGGTATTGCGGCTCTGCCTGTTCCTGCGCCAGTTCCATGTGTATGGGACGTTTTAGTTCATAGCGATTATCCAGCATCCGGTAAGACAGCAACCCATGCCATATTCTGGTCATTAGCTGTAGGACTGCGTCCCATCCTCGATTTCGATATACAGGGTCGATAGGTTTGTAAGATTTATTTCGTGTACCCTCTTCATAAGCTCCCACGAATATCCAGATTTCAGCGGAACCCTCATCCCTACCTAGTTCGATTAGATCTGTGATACCCATAAATCGTGCCATAACGAAAGGGTCAGGGTAATCTTCATCCTCCTCGTTTTGCCGAACAGGTAACTCTCCCAAAACAATCTGTGGTGTGTGCAAGATGCCGTCTTGTCCGTATAACTGGGTGTTAGCCACAAGCTCGGTAAGCCGCGTTGCCAAGCTATTTAACAAGTCAAGAGGTGTCATCAATTACCTCCCATAGCTCTGGCAATGTTGTGATTTATGCGTGTTGCCAACGTTTCCATCGCAAGTAGAGATACAGGCTCCAGGACCTCTTTATGTCCTGCCATTTGCGCTGCCGCTAGCCCTACCTGTGTTTGCGTGGGATACTGTTGAGACGTTTTTCTTACTAATACTGCATTTCCACTGGGCATTCTTCCCATAAACGAGCTAGCAATCTGCTTGAAACCTCCACCGCGCTGCAGTACTTTAACCCTTGGAGATATGTCGGGGCGCGGAAGAGAGCTTCCTGCTGCCATGGCTTCGGTAACTTGCCTTTTGAAAGACTTCGAAGGTAGCGGTGCTGCTTTTACGGTGAAATCCGTTAGCGGTAAGTGGGTGCCAGAAATCTGAATGGTAGCTGACATATCAACTGCAGACTTTTCTTTTACCCGTATTGCTTGCTTAAACTTTGCCGCCTTGACAGTGTAGCGTTCGCGTGTCCGCTTTGCCGACTGCGTCCTAAACGTTCTCACGGCTTCGCTAATAGAGGTAGCCCAGACGCGCTTTTGCTGCTTAGGGTCAAGCGCACGAAACGCTTTCTTAACTGTTTTCAGCCTCGAGCTGTCAAGCTGAATTTCCGGTATCACTGCGACCACCTCTCCAAATGAATATACCAGCCGCCAATCTCATCTTCGATGGTAACAACCCTGTATTTAGTTCGATCAATGGTTAAGTCGGAGCCAGGAAGAGGTTTTGGTCCGAATTCTGTCGGCCATACCGTCAATGTGCGGATCATTCTAAATACACCTAAGGCCTTAGAAGGTCTGGTATCATCGTAGGTTTCGTCTGTAAGCACACAGGTTATATTCCTGCCATTTACTTCGTGAGCTTCTCCGAATTCGTTAGGGTTCATATGCACCCGCCGAAAGTCTCTCTCCAGCTGCTGATAAAACGTTTTCATTTCGGTTCGATGCCAGCTTCAATTAGCCTTACAACCATGTCGTTCTTGGTGTCATCCATCGACAAGTCATAAATTTCGTGCTCTTCGGCCAGAACAATTATTTTCTCCTTACTCAGCCTCGCAAACCTGTTCATTTCTTCCGGTGTTGCTCTGCGAAGCTCATTATGCTGATCATGTTCCTCATCGATGGCGTCATTAATGGGTTGCTTATCCAGAAATGGAGGCAATTCTGGCGCTGAACGGTATGCTCCTGTTATCCCCTCGATTGCTCTGATTTCAATAAGCCTTTTAATTTCGTCATCTGACCATCCTACAAGCTCAGGAGTAATGCGAGTTCCAGGAGCGATTCCCTCGCTTTTGCTTATCTTTAGGTAGTGTTTTGCGACATACTCCACGGCTATCCCTCCTAATAAACGTAAGCGACTTGCCAGGATGCGTTATAACGAGGGGTTGGCAGAGGTCTGGAAGTTACCTGCAAACGCTCGGTAGGCGGGTCTTTGATAATTCTACGTTCGGGAACGTACCGGCCTTCGACCCTAACCCATTGATTGTTATCGTCGATTATGGTTACAGCACCGAACATCATACGGTTTTCGGTTGCTTCGGGTGCATACATAAGCACCATATTGTCTGGGAGTATGCGACGGGAGAGCTTGGTAATAGGATCTGTGTATTTTGCGCGATAGACATAAATTTCTATTGCGGGGTCGAGCAGTGCCAACTTGTAGATAAGGCTGGTTGGGCTCAACTGTGGCTCCGGTCTAATTTCGCCAAACTGCGCTCTTAGCAAGTCCATTTTTTTCAAGATATCAGGGTCGTTCTGAATGCAACGATAAGCACCTTCACCCATGATTGCTATGCGCGAAATGTAATCGTCGTCAGCAAGGTGATTAAACATTTCAATCAATGTATCGTGAGTGCTTACGCCTACCTGACCCCAGCGGTTACCGCCAGTAAGAGTTATAGGCGGACGTGCCCCCTCAAACTCCACAAAGGCATCAACAGTGCCTTCCTCGTTGCGAATTTCTACACGCCCTTCGAGCATCATCTGCCAGCACTGCTGTTCAATGCGGTTGTCGATGGCGTTAAGGCAGTGTGCAAAATCACCGTTACGTAGCTGCTGCGCCCGCTCCGCAGGAGATACGAGCTGATATATGTTTTCATTGAACTGCCGTCTGAGCAGGTTGTCTCCGGTTATGATGCGGGCTTCCTGAATAAACGGGGTTGTCAGTTCGGTGGTTTTGAAGCCTTGGCGCTCAGTTGGAGCAGCGGGAATTCGTGGATGGATATATTTAGCCATCGGCGCACCTTCGCGGATCTCATCCCACTCGATGTTTTCAGTTGCAGAGTAAAATTCTGGTCCCCTGAAGAAGGTCTGCCTGAATAGCGTTGGGTTTGGTTGTACCTTTCGTACGCCTTCGATTTGTTCTCTGAAATCGTATCTGCTGATATACTCGGACATTCGATTACCCCTTCCTTATGGCAGTGCCAAGACGCGGACAGTAAAGAACTTCGTTTCGGTTACCGCATTCTTTGTGATAGTAGCAGTCAAGGTAACGTCGGCATAAAACTCTCCAGATGCCGGTCTAGTGACCACACCCTCTATAGTAAGCACTTCGACGTTGCTGCTTTCCCAGAAGATAGTGGATCCGTAGATCCCGGTGGTCGTCAGTGCAACATTCTGAGTGACAGAGTCCAGGTTATCACTCGGCGCAAAGCCAATACGAAGCCAGGTTTTGTCCATAGCGACAACGCTTGCATCATCTTGCAGCACGCTATCAATATAAGTCGGCGATGGGTACATTTCACGCAGGAAAATGCTGCCGCGTTCGCCATCGTAAGCGTCAAAGTCAGAAGCTACCGAAGTTCCACCAAAGCGCATTGCACGAGTATTGAACTGTCCAGTAATCCAAGCAGCGCCCGTGCTTGATACACCGTCACTTGTATCGACTGGGTCGCATAACACGGCTAAGATAACCTCGCTGCCATCTTCAGCATCGATGTCAGCCAAGGTAAACTCGCCCGTACTTGCAATTCTACCAAGGGCATCTCCACGTAAATATTGGAAACCAGAAGCTAGTTTCACTGGACGCCGAATCTGTGGATACAGGTTATCCTCTACCAGGTTATCTTCCGTGGTAGGATCGCTTGTCCTTGCCAAGTTACCCCGCCAATTGTTAAGAATGTTGGACATCATTTGATCCCCCTTATAGCGTTTATTCCGTTTGTAATAGCCTTGGCACCGTCCACGGCAGGAACAGATAAGTTGCCAAGTGGGGGCATCGTTCCATCAGCCCTCATGTTCGTCAGCCGCTCAATATCCTTGGTTCTTTTAGCGTTAGCCATTGCGGCTATAACTTCTTTTTGTGCCTTGGATGCGCTCGTGCCTTCTTTACGAGCCTTTGCGACAATTGCCCTTCCTTCTGGAAAACCTGCCGCCGCTTTATCGAGCTCATCTAGCGCCGCAATACGTTGGCGTTCCGCTTTTACGCCGCGTTGAAAGTCGCTCATCGGAGCTGCTGTTTCCTCCACAGGAGCTTCTGTCTCGCTGTCAAAGTCGAACTCATGACCGCATTCCGGGCATACTACCGCGAACACTTCGTTTTTTAAGCGTCTGTTCTCAGGTCTTTCATCTCCAGATTCAATGATCTCCACCGCTGCACCGTCTGCATCGCTCGCCGTGTCCCACTCGAAAACTGCGCTGCAGTTAGGGCAAGTGATTTCAAGAAACATATTCTTTACCCGTCTTCCCGCCACAACTTTGCCACCTCTTTTTACTTCATTCTCTATCTTGGGCACCTGCAGCGCAGGAGCATTTGGATAGCGGGTTAAATCTACCGTTCGTCCAGCAATACGATACTTGCCAGGGGAAATACAAGCTACAGCTTTAAGCTCTTCTGTCTCTTCGAGGATGTAGTCATCAGCAAATCCAATTGCTAGACACTCTTCAGCACTAAACCACGTGCCTGCGCCGTTTTTTCCGTCCATCCAGGCGATAATTTCATCTCGTGATTCTCCTGTCCGTGAAGCGTAAATGGCAATCAGCGGCTCTGTCATCTTTTCTATCTCTCCGGCGATTGCCATTAGATCATCGGCGTTATATCCACCGAACAGAAACACCCACGGATTATGGACCATCATCATCCCGACACTGCTTATGTGGATTTTGTCTGCCGCCATAGCAATTACCGTGGCGATTGACGCTGCTATTCCCTCGATATAAACAGTTACAGGTTTATTGTATTGCTTTACGATTGAGTAAATTGCTAGTCCAGCAAAGACATCACCACCATCGCTGAATATGTGGATTATGAGTTCGTCAACGTCTCCTGCTTCTTCCAAGTCCTGCTGGAATTTCTTAGGTGTTACTTCGTCCTCGAACCATGACTCCGTGGCGATAATCCCATATAGGTATAAATGACAGCGCTTTTTTCCATCATCATCTTTTTTTACTGCAATGTTCCAAAAACGTCTAGGGTTGTTGCTTTGTGATTTCTGTCTCAACTTGGTTACCGGCATTTTCTTGCTCACTCCCATCAAAGCTCTCGTTACTGCGCTGACTCGGGGATTTCAAGAGCATTTCCATTCCCGCATCACACATTGCCTGTAATTCTCTACCTATCTGAGCTACATTTTCGAAGAAATCAGTTCCTGTTAATCTAGCTGTTTCTCTCTCAAACGTTGAAGCACCAATACTAATCATAAATGCACTTGCTTGAGCATCCTTCAACTGGTCTAGTGCCGGAAATGCCGGACCTTGCCAAGATATATGCTGATATGCTCTACGTATTCTCGGATCTTCGAAATATCCAGATGTTGGTGTCGGTATTCTGCCTCTGGCTACTGCTTCGTCCATCCACGAGTGGGCAAGCGGCGTATTTAAGCTGTTGTTCAGCGTAGATCGGTATTTATCGCATACTTTTTCGGTCATGTTTAATGACGCTCGGGAGGAGCTATAAGAATTGCGGAAATTGAATGTACCTAGTTCGAGCCCTACTCCCATCGCCGCAAACATCGTCATTTTACGTTCTTCAACGTAGCTCATATAAGGGCTGTTAGGGTGGGTGGGAGTTACGGTTTGTATGCTTTCACCTGGCAACATAGCGCTTATACTGCCAGGTGCCCACGCTATTTCCGAATCTCTAACTCTGGCATCGGATATTACGCCTTTCATCTCGCCTATGAAAGCGTCCGGCATTTCGGTCACAACAAATAGTGACTGCATTGTTTGCAGAAGCGCTGTTTGTAGTTCTGCGTCCGTATAACGGTCAAACTGCTTTGACGTTTTAATCAAGGGTGCTAACAGGGAAATTCCCCTGCGCTGCCCTGGTCTGACATACCGCGCCATGTGCAACATGTTATATCTGCCGGAATTACTGCCATACAGCGGTATACGTATCCAGCGACGCTGGTTAAGTTCCGTGCTGTTTTGCACTAATGGCTGCAAGCGCTGCAGTGGATTTTGTGTGGCTATGTAGTATGCCAGCTCGTTACCGTATTGCGAAACCTCAATGCCCTTATAAACGGTTGTACCCGGTAAGGCATACATTGCGGCAGTGTTGTCCTGTGGATCGGAGACTACATCGGCTTCGACAAGTTGAATGCGGGTGTCGTATTCTACCCCGTCGCGCTCAATCATCGGCAGTGCTGCAAAAATATCACCTTCTACCAGCAACAGAAGCAGAGCTAACTCTTGCTGTTCGTAGAGGTTTCTCCTACGTTCGGCATCGCACTCCTTGTCCTTGACAAAGGCAACCTCGAATTCCTCTTTGACAATGGCTTTCCATTCGGCGGTGTATTCCGGCGTCCAGCCAAGCACATCGGCATCGGGAGTGAATATCGGTTTAATGCCGCTGCCTACAATAAGATTTACAAGCTGGTTGATAGCAGTAGTTATTACTGGGGCGTTGTAGTATAGGTCTCGTGCACGTTGGCGAATGATGTCAACGTTTGCGTCAATATCATCAATTGCCGCGCCGCCTTGCCAAGGCCAGCCTATCAACGACGGGTCTGATAACGATGCGCCGCTATTGGAGTAGCCGCTGTTTAGCACCCTGCGAAGCGGTCTACCGTTTATGTCTATTAGCTGCGGTGGAAGGCCCATCTGTTACCATCTCCTTACGGTGGGTCAGAAAAAAATTCCCAGTAGACCATTCGCCTTGTTCTGCCGGGCGGGTTTGAAAGCCTTGCAATCTCGTTGATAATAGCGTTTTCCTCTCTGCGCAGATCCGCTAGGCTTACTCTGTTAAGGCTGCGACCACGAATAGAGTAAGACTGTCCTCCTGTGATAACGACGCGTTTGGCATCACGAACTTCTTGTAACTGCAAAAGTAAATCCTCTATCTGTGACTGCACCTCTAAGGTTAATCTCTTAGCCATTTTTAATCACACCCTCACGTAAGCTGAAGTCTGCGGTTTTATTATCGTCCTTGTCATAGCCGGGGGTGGTCGGCGCGTTGCATCGGTAACATCGGTTAACGGTAAAACTGCTTTAGCTCGGTGCTGAGCCAACACTTCAAAATTGGGATTAAGCAGTTCCATCGCTGCTGTGTTATATACTGCAAGGTCAAGCGGTTCATTGCCAACGCTTGATTCTATTATCTCGTAACGGTAGATCCAGAACTTTCTTTTATCCTTTACGCGAGTTCTCTTTTCGTTGGTTAACCCCACAAAATACTCTTCATCATAGCCAGCATCAGGGTCGGTGGGAAAGTGACAACTTCCAAGAGCTGTATTTTCATACTGCAAGCGGGCGAACACTGTATCTTTTGCTGTGTCTACTCCAATGATTATTAGTGAAGCGTTTTCCTTCCGGGTCTTGCTGTGGGTATGAATGATACCTCTACCTTCGCCACCGATGCCCTTAATCGCATATACAAGTGGCTCTCTGGCTACGCAGTATCTGTAAACCGCATTCGCCGCGTGCCCTCCGCTATCAACACAGCAACGGACTATGTTTATAGTGCTACCATCACGGTAGCGGTATGTATCCTGCAAAACTTCATCGAGCTGTGTCCACACGCTACGTACAGGCAAGCCTTCCACCAGATAATCAAATGTCTGCTTGGGATCACCATATATCTTGCCGTATTTGATACCCCAAGAGCTTTTACCCCTGCCCCATCCTTTAACCTCATATTCAATCCGGTCTCCCTGTACGTCAACCGCGCAGGTAAGCACTAATACACCATCAGGCACCTGTGCGCCATAATTCTGGCACCTCTTTGTCAGATCATGCGCTGCAACTACGTCACCGGGAACTTCCCAAACTTCGCCCAACTTCGTGTTAACAAATACCTGCAGAAGTTCTACGTTACCCTGAGCAGTTATCCAGTCGTTTGCCAGAATTCGCCACGAAGACCAAGGAGACACTAACGCATTTACATGAAACCCTTTGGTTTCTGCGTCTGGTTCACGATGTAGCCATTTTCCAGGGGAATCCTTCCACTCCCATTCGCCAGACAGCACGCCACAATGTTGGCAAGACGCCATCGGCTCGCCTATGCATTCCGGTCTGGAGGGATGCTTTTCATACTTTATGTGATGCCACAGTAACTGCTGGTATTCTCCACAGTTCGGGCATTTAACTTGCCAGATACCCTGCGAAGACTCCTCATAAGCCATCTCTATGCGGGACGTGCCCTTAGTCGTAGGGGTTGATGTCATAATTATCTTACGGTTGGGAAATGTAGCCGCACGCTGCTCAACCAGTTTTACAGGATCACCTTCATCGCCAACGTTGCCCTCATAGCGATCAACTTCGTCGAGCAGGATGTAAGGAACTGGTTTTGATGCCAGTGCAGCAGGGGAGTTACTCCCGGAGATGTATAACTGCCCGCCACGAAACCCTTTAACCGTCAGGGAATTCATGGCAGAACGAGACTTCTGCTTCGCAAATGTTGCGGTTAATACGGGAGTATCTCGTATCATAGGATCAATGCGCTGCCTTACGTAGTCAGCTGCCGTCTTTATTGTTGGTTGAATCATCAGCATCGTGCCAGGATCCAGGTGGGATATATAGCCTATGAAATTGTTCAAAACGGAGCTTTTACCTACCTGACTACTGGTCATTATCACTATGCGTTCTACCATCGGATCACCCAGTGTATCCATGATTTCCCGCTGGTAAGGTGCTCTGCTGGTTTGCCACCTGCCCGGTTCCGCGCTTCCTTCTGCCGACAACATCATGTGGCGATCTGCCCACTCTGAAATCGTTAACTTCGGCGGTGGTGCCCAGAGCTTCCAAAAGGTTACGAATAATTCACCTGTTGCCTCCCGCCAGCCTTCGTATGTGCCGTCAGCGTGCAGGATTTTCCTCCGCTTCTTCGCTATTGGAATCACCGCCTTCATCATCGTAATCGGCGGCAGGATTGAAACTCTCACTCAATACCGTGAGAGCTGAATCAACTTCTTGCTGGATAATTTCCCGGATTTCGCGCCAGGTCTTCTTACCGCTAATCCTTGGAGTTACCTTAGCTGGAATTGTGCGTATTCTAGCCCTTACATTTGCTACCATAGTGCTGACGTAATAATCAACGTCCTCTTGACGATGGAGGTTACCCTTTGCCACTTCTAATTCTAAAGCCGCTCTTTCTCTGTCTATCTGCGCCTTAAGCGCCTTTTCTTGTTCTAAATCCAACTCCGCAGGACGCGGATCCGGCCTCTGTTTAATTTTTTTATCTTGATATTCGCTCCACGCTTGAATAGTCTTACCGAGATCGTAACGACCATTATCCATAACAGGTATAACTCCGTTACTTGCAAGTCTGTTAACGTGTCTTGTGGTGCGATTTATCAGCTGAGATATGACCTCTATACTTACTTCCATGCCGAAGATCTTTGGGTCGTTTCTTCTGGGTGGCAAACAATATCCCACCTTTGCGAATAATACCATATTTCATTTTTTGTTATATTTATATTTAATCCCATCTTGTCTGATCTAGCCTACAAACAGTGTTACTACAACCAGAATAACGTCAGGTAAAATGTTCGTTGGCGCTATTATTTAGATATATATTATTATGTTAATATTTAAAGACGGACATTAATTATTTTGTTTACAATTTTTGCTAGATTATTTCCGGGGTCAGCGAACCCTTAATAATTATAAATCATAAAAAGAACCTATGTTTTTTTGGTAAAATTTTATGCTCCGAAAATGGTGAAGTAACTTTGAAAAAGTGGTGTATAAATCACTCATGTTGAGCGATCCTCCTGTAGTGTACTGGTGGGTATTCGCGGATCGGCGAAAGAATTGAAATTGACTTACCTTCTTCGTCTTGCTCGTAGCCGCTTTTTTCGCCAAGTAACTGCATTTGCAAATTATCTGTGTTTTCTAACATATCACTCATCTGAAAGTCACGCCGCTTTAGCATAAAACCATTAACCGCAGACCACTCAGCAAAGGTGATAGGCTCACCATCTGAGGTTTTCATCGTAAGTGCGTCTCCGCATATAATATTACGTTGTAGGATATAATGCACCGTCACACGGGTATCGTTATTCGCTTCGTTTTTACAAACAGATGTATATTCTTCATCGAAAATATCAAACATCCGCTTGCGGCATTCTTCCGCATTGTCAGGCAACAGCTCAATACCATAAATACATGCAATGGCGATGACAGCGTAACGCTCATAATCTGCGGCGTTTTTTCCATAGCGCGACTTAACAACAGCGAGTTTTCTACGTAGTATTTCTGCTAAAAAGTTGCCATTACCACATGCTGGTTCTAGAAACCGGCTGTCTATTCTCTCGGTTTCCTGTTTTACTAGGTCTAACATGGCATTCACTTCTCGCTCTGCAGTGAACACTTCACCGTGGTCAGCCACTCTTTTTTTTGATTTGGTTTGCTTTTTTTCATTTCTTCCCATGAGTTTTCCTCAGACTTTTAGTGTATCGAATTTTCAGCAGTCAATCCCTCGTCGCTTTTGCTCTTTCGGGTACATTCTCACCTTCTAGGTATTTGGCAATGTCGGTGTGGTCAACGCCTGGTAATCCGACAAATATAGCGGGTGGTCTTGGAATAACCTCGCCGTTGATCGGCTTCCACAAGTGAAGGCAATACTTGTGGTTGTTAACCCAATCGGCTTTCGGTGGGTGCAGCTGCATCACGCATTCTTCATCGCCAAAGAATATTTCTTTTACTCGGCACATAACTTCCCAACTTGGGCATTTTGCCCGATGGCTAATACTAACATGCTCCCAACCGCCACCATCACTGGCAATAACCAAATAGCGGTCGTTACGAATGGTTACACGCCAAGCTCCATCCTGCCCAACGCCCTCAAGCCGTTTAACACCCTTGCTCTCAATCGTGGTAAGGTTTCTCATTTCCCACCTCTTCGTTTTGTTGCAGTCCCGACCTAAAAACTTCAGCGGCAGTTAATTTTCAAATGCACCTTAAAACCCCTGGCTTTAGCTATGGGTGCTGTTGCTCAATAACATCCATTGTTGCCGTCCACCTAATGTATCCGTGTTCCTCTGATCCAAATCCACCGCCTCCTTCCTCTGCGGCTGCTTTTAGGTATTC